AGTCGCCAGATGGCGGCTGATTTCACCAACAAGGTGAAGAAACACTACGCAGTAATCAGTAAAGCAGAGGAAGGCCGGAGCGTGGATGCTCTCATGGATCGTCTGAATCTGCTGCGCACAATGATGTGAGGAGGAAAACACATATGAACGTACAGGATTTGATTGCAAAGAGAGCAAGAGCGTGGGAGGCAGCGAAGTCCTTCCTCGAAGCTCACAGAGGAGAGAACGGTGTTCTCTCTGCGGAAGATGATGCAACTTATGACCGCATGGAGAAGGAGATCACGGATCTCACCAAGGAGATCGACCGACTGAACCGTCAGGCCGCCATTGAGGCCCAGCTGAACCAGCCGACCTCTGCTCCGCTTTCTAACATGCCGACCAGCACTGGTGAGAAGGTCAAGAAGGGCCGCGCTTCCGACCAGTATGCGAAGGACATGCTGACCGCCATGCGCACGAACTTCCATCAGGTATCTGACATCCTGCAGGAGGGCGTGGATGCCGATGGCGGATATCTGGTTCCGGAGGAGTGGGACAGCCGACTGATCGATGTCCTCAACGAGGAGAACATCATGAGAGGCCTTGCCACCCAGATCACCACTTCCGGTGAGCACAAGATCAACATCGCCGGGGCAAAGCCTACGGCTGCATGGATCGAAGAGGGCGGAGCTCTCCAGTTTACAGATGCAAAGTTCGGTCAGAAGATCCTTGATGCCCACAAGCTGCATGTTGCAGTGAAGGTTACCGAGGAGCTGCTCTATGACTCCATGTTCGATCTTGCCAGCTACATCACGACCCAGTTCGGTATCGCGATTGCAAACGCTGAGGAGGATGCGTTCCTGAACGGTGATGGCAAGGGAAAGCCGACCGGTCTCTTTGATGAGACAAATGGCGGCACGGTTGCCAAGACTCTCACTGGAACCAAGCTCAGTACCGATGATGTGCTGGATCTTGTCTATGCCCTGAAGCGTCCGTACCGGAAGAAGGCGTCATTTATCATGAACGACCAGACCCTTGCGGCACTCCGGAAGCTGAAGGACAACAACGGAGCCTATATCTGGCAGCCGTCCTATCAGGCCGGGGAGCCGGACAGACTCCTTGGCTATGCGGTTCACACCAGCGCCTTTGCACCGGAGCTTGCCACCGGGAAGCCTGTGATGGCATTCGGCGATTACAGCTACTACAACATCGGCGATCGCGGGACCCGTTCCATGCAGGAGCTCCGCGAGCTCTTCGCTGGAAACGGCATGATCGGCTATGTTGCCAAGGAGCGTGTCGATGGTCTTCTGGTGCTGCCGGAGGCCGTGCAGATCATGAAGGCAGGCGCATCTGCCTGATCCGCAGTCGTAACAAAGTAATGTTGAGAGCTCGGGGTGTCACAGCCCTGGGCTTTCTTTCTGGCTGGAAGGGAGGCAGTGATGTTCTCACTGGATGAAGCAAAGAAATATCTCCGGGTCGATTCGAACGATGAAGACGACATCATTCAGCAGGAACTGGATGCCGCCGAGAGTCTGGTCGCTTCGGTTCTCCGGAAGGACAGTCTTGGAGAAGACGATAGTCCGATTGTCACGGTGGCAGTGTTGTATTCTCTCGCTTACATCAACGAGCATCGGGAAGAAGCTGATCATCATGCACTGACGATCACACTCCGGAACCTTCTCTTCGGAGAACGGGACCCGAGGTTCTGATGGAGGTGGGAGATGAATATCGCGGCAATGAATGTCCGGCTTACGATCCAGAAGAACGAGGTCGTGAAGGATAAGTACGGCAACCACACAAATACGTGGGTCGACTTCTACACCTGCTGGGCGACACCGGTTCAGAGTGGAGGGTCAGAGAAGCAGGAAGCCGGGACTACCAACAGCACGGATGCGATTGACTTTACGGTCCGTTATGCAAAGTGCCTTGAAGGACTCGATTCCACAAAGATCCGGATCCGGCTGGGCGATGCCATCTACAATGTCACCGCTATTGATCCGATGGGGTTTAGGCACAACAGCCTTAAATTCAAGTGCGAGAAGGTGAAGCGATGAAGATCAAGGTAGATGAACTGGCGGCAACGGTCGAGAAGACACTCTCGGATTATGCCGACGATGTGAACGACATCGTAAAGCAGGAGATCAAGGATGCCGGGAAGGAAGCCGTAAAGGAACTGAAGGAGAAATCACCGAAACGCACCGGAAAGTATGCAAAGGGCTGGCGTTCTACCGTCCAGAAGGAATCAGCGATCGGAGCTGAAGTGGTCGTTCACAACAAGATCTATGGACTGACGCATCTCCTTGAGAAAGGCCATGCCAAGCGTGGAGGCGGGCGAGTCGAGGGCACTCCTCATATCGCTCCGGTCGAGGAAGAGATCACCGGAAAGCTGTCGGATGAGATTGAGAAGGAACTGAAGGGCTGATGCCGGGAGGATGCAATGGATAAGATCATACAGATTCTGGAGGAGCTGGGGCTTCCCTATGCCTACGATCATTTTGCGGAGGGCGAGGGACCGGATCCTCCCTTCCTCTGTTTCCGCTGTCCGAACAGCGACAACTTCGCTGCGGATGGGACGGTGTATTTTCCGATTACGGAAATCGACATCGAGCTCTACACGGACAAGAAGGATCCGGAGATAGAAAAGAAACTGGAAGGTCTGCTCATTGGGAGCGGGATCTTCTTTGAAAAGACAGAGACCTGGATAGAGTCGGAGAAGCTCTACGAGGTCCTGTATTCATTTGAAAAGGAGGCATGAAATGGGAAGCAAAAAGAATAAGGTCAAGTACAACCTGAAGAATGTACATTATGCCATCGCAACGATTGCGGAGGACGGAACAGCCACCTTTGCCGATCCAGTAGCGTGGCCGGGCGCTGTATCTCTTTCGCTGGATGCACAGGGAGACCAGACGATCTTCTGGGCGGATGGCGTGCAGTACTTTGTCACCAATGCGAACAGCGGCTACAACGGAGACTTCGAGTCTGCAATGGTACCGGAGGACTTCCGCGAGAACGTGCTGGGTGAGATCAAGGATGGAAACGGAGTCCTGATCGAGGATGCCGATGCACAGCCGATTCACTTCGCGCTGCTCTTTGAGTTTGACGGCGATGTGAATGAGATCCGCCATGTCATGTACAACTGCACGGCAACGAGACCGTCTGTTGCATCGTCCACGAAGGAGGATTCCATCGAGGTGCAGACGGAGAGTCTCACGATCAATGCCACCAGCATCAAAGATGCGACGCTTGGCAAGAACATCGTCAAGGCCCGTTCCGGTGCGGATACGGCAGATGCGACCTACCAGAACTGGTATAGCAAGGTCTACACACCTGCTGCGGCGAAGGCGACAGGAACCACAACTTCCACAACATCGACTACAACGACAAGCGGCAAGTGATAAGGAGGCAGGCTAATGTATCAGGAGATTACTCTTAAAACCTGTGGGGAGGGGGAGAAGAGCTTCCCGTTCCTCGCAACGGGAACCACAGCATATCGTTATAAGCAGGTGTTCCATCAGGACCTGATGATCCTCTTAAATAAGATGGAGAACAGCGAGGACGACCAGACCGACATGACGGTCGGTGACAAGCTGGCCTTCATCATGAATGCACAGGCAGAGAAGCGGGACATGAATACCCTGAACGTGGATGCCTTTCTTGAATGGGCAGACCAGTTCGATGGGGCAGAGCTCTTCCTGCACATGCAGGAGTTCGTCACGCTTTATCTTGGCTCACGGAGGACCAGTTCTAAGCCAAAAAAAGAAGCCGCCCAACGGAGCGGGAAGTAAACACGGCAGTATACCTCCTGAGGGCGAAGCAGATGGGGCTGACACTGTCCGAGCTGGATGAGCTGGACGAGGGCGCTGTGATGGACATGATCATCGAATCCGGGAACGACCTCTGTGACGATGAATACCGACAGGTAGCAACGCAGCAAGATTTCGATCAATTCTAAACCGCATCGGTGATGAGCCGGTGTTTTTTCGTGCCATGAAGGGAGGAGACTATGGCAGATCGCATTAAAGGAATCACAATCGAGCTGGACGGCGATACCACAAAGCTCTCCAATGCCCTGAAAGGCGTGAACAAAGAGATCCGGGATACCCAGAGTAATCTAAAGGACGTCAACAAGCTCCTGAAGATGGATCCCGGCAACGCTGATCTTCTGGCGCAGAAGCAGAAATACCTCACCGACGCGATCGATGCGACAAAGAAGAAGCTTGCCGAGGAGAAGGAAGCCCTCGCACAGCTCAAAGCCGGTCCACAGACAGAGGAGACGCAGAAGCAGCAGGAAGCTCTAACCCGGGAAATCGAGGCGACCAAGCAGTCGCTGGAAGGACTCGAGGACGAGTACAAGAAGTTTGGTTCCGTTGCCGGACAGCAGCTTCAGGTCGCCGGTGACAAGATGAAGGAAGTCGGCGGCAAGATCAGCGATGTGGGTGAAGGGCTCACCAAAGGCATCACGGTTCCGGTCGCTGCGGTCGGTGCCGCTTCGGTTGCCGCGTGGAAGGAAGTTGATGAAGCCCTCGATACTGTAACTCAGAAGACAGGCGCAAGCGGTGCAGCCCTTGAGGATATGCAGAACCGGGCGAAGTCTATCGCAGAGACGATCCCGACTGATTTCCAGACCGCCGGTGATGCCATCGGCGAGGTGAACACGAGATTTGGTCTAACCGGCGATGCACTCGAGGATCTTTCCACGAAGTTTGTGGAGTTCGCCACACTGAATTCGACAGATGTATCCACCTCGGTTGATAACGTATCTTCCGTCCTCAATGCTTTCGGACAGTCGTCGGATGATGCCGGGAACCTCCTCGATGCCTTGAACCAGGTCGGGCAGGCAACGGGTGTGTCGATGGATACGCTCTCACAGGACCTTGCCAAGAATGCCGGACAATTTCAGGCGATGGGCCTTTCCGCTGAGCAGGCGGCAGGCTTCATGGGCGCAGTTGAGATGTCAGGCCTTGATACCTCGACAATGCTCACTGGTCTTACCAAGGCACAGAAGGTTGCGACGAAAAACGGGCAGTCCCTGAGTGATGCTCTGAAGGACTTCTCGAAAACCATGAGCAGCAATGCCACGGATACCGAGAAGCTGCAGGCAGCCTACGATCTGTTCGGCTCTCGCGCCGGTGGTGCCATTTACAATGCAGTTCAGAGTGGCAAGCTCTCATTAAACGACCTCTCTACCACGCTTGGAGATTATGCCGGGTCGGTAGAGAACACGTTCAATGAAACACTGGATCCTTTGGACCAGATGACGATTGTCATGAACAATCTGAAAGACCTCGGTGCAGAAATCGTGGATGCATCTGCCCCGATGATCACGGAAGCCATGACCCAGATCAAGGATGTGGTGACTGCGCTGAAAGGTGCGTGGGACGGCCTTTCTCCAGGTATGCAGGAAGCTATCGTTAAGGCAGCACTCATCGCTGCAGCCGTAGGACCAGTTGTCGTCGGTGTCGGCAAGGTGGTCACGGCAGTTGGATCCGTCACAAGTGTGGTCGGAAAACTTGTCGGATTTCTCTCCGGAACGGCGATTCCAGCGATCACGGTAGTTTCGGTACCAATCCTTCCGATCATCGGGATCATCGCTGCTGTGGTCGCTGCTGTGGTTGCGGTCATCGAGATCGTGAAGCACTGGGGAGAAATCTCTGAATGGTTCGGCGGTGTCTGGGAAACTGTGTGCTCTGGGGTACAGTCCATCGGTGAAGGGCTCGGTAGTTTCTTCTCCGGGCTGTGGAACGGCATTCAGACTGTGACAGAGACTGTCTGGAACGGAATCAGCAGCTTCTTTACAGAGCTCTGGGGCGGCATCAGTTCGACAGCAACCACAGTCTTTACTGGAATTTCTGATTTTCTAGGAAATACCTGGGCAACGATTAGTGAAATCGCATCGGCGGCATGGAGCGGCATTACGACCGCGCTCTCGGGTGCATGGGATGGCATCAAGACGACGGCAGGTACGGCCTTTGATACCATAAAGACTACGATCAGCACTGCATGGGATACCGTAAAGACCAACACCGGGAATACGTGGGATGCAATCCAGTCCTCGGTGGAGCAGCACGGCGGCGGGATCAAGGGAATCATTGGTACCGCTGTGGATGCCTACAAGTCGATCTGGGAGACAGGATTCTCGAAGATCAATGAATTAACAGGTGGGAAGCTCGGCGATGCCCTGTCTTCTGCACAGGGAATGCTCGATGCGATCAAGGGAGCCTTCTCAGCGATGATAGAGAATGCAAAAAGCATCGTGAGTGGTGGTCTAAGCCGGATCAGTGGATTCTTTGCGGGATGCCATCTGGAACTCCCGCATATCAAGCTTCCGCATTTCTCCATCAGCGGAAAGCTCTCCATTGATCCTCCGTCCGTACCGCATTTATCTGTGGACTGGTACCGGAAAGCAATGGATGATGCCTATATTCTGAACAGTCCGACGATCTTCGGCTCTGCAGGAGGAAGACTTCTTGGTGGCGGTGAAGCGGGGCAGGAAGCTGTAGTCGGAACCGATAAACTGGCAGAAATCGTGCAGGGTGCTCTGGCCGGTGTATCCGGTGGAGATATTATTATCCCGGTCTATATCGGAAATGAACGGATAGACGAACTGGTCGTCAAGGCACAGCAGCGGGTGAATTACCGTTCAGGAGGCAGATGATGCTTAAGGATTACCCAATTTACTTCGATGATGTAAAACTCTTCTCACCATCGAAGTGGGAAGAAAGCAATAGCGTAGTCGAAAGTGTAAATCAGACCGAGGCAGGAACAGATCAGGTGATTGTCATTCGAAGTGACAAACTGTCTGTCTCTGCCTCTTTTCAATGCTCGGCAAGCTGGGCGGCAAAGTTTGCAGCTTTTCGGGATAAGGACAGCATAACCGTGAAGCTCTATGACCTGAAAACGCAAGACTATAAGACGCGGCAAATGCGCATGCGAAATTTCAAACCGGGACTCGAGGAGCATTCGGAGAAAACGAAGAGAACGAACGGACTCTATACTGTGAGTTTTGATCTGGAAGAGTTCTAAGGAGAGGAGAGCAGGATGTACAACGTATCGGACGCATATCTGAAAGCAAGAAAAAGTCCCGTACAGCGGTATCGGATGCGCGGAACCATCAATGGATCGGTCTTCACGGATCAGAACATTCTATCCGGCTCTTTCTCTATTTCCAATCAGTGCTCGGATGAGACGCAGGTTCTGATCGGGCAGGTGTATATTGCGGAACTCAGAGTGACGCTGATCGGGTTTGATGCGGATCGGTATTCTCTGAAGAACGGTAAACTGATCCCAGTCTTTGGCATGAAGGTGGCAGACGGTTCTTATGAGGACGTTCCGCTTGGCGTCTACACCATATCCGATGCGCAGTGGGGAACCAGCGGAATCGCCATCACAGCCTACGACAACATGTCTCTTCTGGACCGTACTTTCTCCGCAGAGCGGCTGACTGGAACGCCTCATGAGATCCTCACGCTTGCCTGTTCGAATTGTAAGATGACGCTTGGGATGAGTGCAGCAGATTTTGAGACGATTCCTAATGGTAAGGTTAAGGTCACAATGTCGGCGGATAATGATATCTCCACATGGCGTGATGTGGTTTCCTGGATCGCGCAGACCTGCGCTGCAAATGCCTTTGCAGATCGAGACGGCAGACTTGTCCTTCGAACGTATAACACAGATGTGGTTGATACGATTGACGACAGCCACAGACTTTCCGGATGTACTTTTGGAGACTATGAGACGAAATACACTGGTCTTTCTGTTGTGAATCAGGCAGAGGAGAAAACAAATTACTACGGAGCAGAGGAAGACAATGGGCTCACTTACGATCTGGGCAGCAATCCATTTCTTCAGAATGACCAGATTCGTGACGGCTGCTGCGAGAATATTCTATCTGCACTCAGCGCTATTCAGTATGTACCGTTCAAGGTT